GATTTACAGGGCAATACAGAGCAAATGAGTGCTGTGTATGATGCAATCAATGCAATTCAACGCACACCGTGGCGTGTGAATAGTTTTGTATTGGATGTCTTTAATCAAATTCATGACCAAAACTTGCCCGTTGCAGGGCTTCCAAGCAGAGAGGATATACCAAAACCACCTTCACCACTGGCTCAACACCAAGATTCAAGTGATTTAACTGATGATGAAAAACTGGCATTTAAGAAATGGAAAAAAAGAGCCACAACTATCTATGAAGAGAACCTTGCACTAAAATCTAAGCGTCTTATGACAGCTAAGATTGCATCTATTGCTGGTCGCTTTGAACAATATGAAGCTATTTATTTTCCACATACCATGGATTTTAGGGGCAGGGCATATCCAGCTCCTATGTATCTCAACCCACAAGGCAATAGTTTATCAAAAGGATTGCTGGAGTTTGCAGCAGGTAAGCCACTTGGAACTAATGATGCAGCTTTTGAGTTAGCTGTTCATGGTGCAAACTGCTTTGGGTACGATAAATGTAGCATGGATGACCGCATTGACTGGGTGGAAGAAAATACTCAGCGCATACTTCAAGTGGCTACTGACCCGTTGGAAGACTTGTGGTGGGCAAAGGAAGCTGATGACCCATGGTCTTTTCTTGCCTTTTGTTATGAGTGGAATGGCTTTCAACGCCATGGTCTTGAGCATATAAGTCATATCCCAATCGCAAAAGATGGGTCTTGCTCAGGGTTGCAACATTTCTCTGCAGCTCTGCGTGACCCAATTGGGGGACAGGCAGTAAATCTTATACCTTCTGATGAACCAGAGGACATTTACCAAAGTGTAATTGACCTTGCTGTGACTAAAATCACAGCTGATTTAGGGGGTGATAGAGATAGTATAGCGCAAGCATGTCTATCATTTGGCTTATCACGTAAGGCTGCGAAACGTATGACAATGTGCAGGGTTTATGGCTCAACACTATACTCAGGAAGACAGTTCTTATCGGAATATATTACCGATACAGATACCAAACGCAGACAAGAAGACCTATCATATGTTTCATCACTTGATGGTCTTGAGTTTGAAGCAGCGTTGTATTTGGCAAAGCACATCTGGGATAGCATCAATGAAACTGTAATTGCAGCGAAAGATGGAATGGCATGGTTGCAAGACTGCGCACGTATCTTAGCAACAGAGAACCTACCTATATCATGGACAACTATTGATGGGTTTCCTGTCATGCAAAGCTATCCAGACACCAAGCGTAGACGTATCAAGACAAAGCTAGGTGATAAGATGGTCTATCTAAGTTTAAGAGAAGACAAAGTAGGGAAGATGGATAGAAGTAAACAATCAAATGGTATCTCACCGAATGTTGTGCATTCACTTGATAGCTGTCACCTAAGAATGACAGTAAACCTTGCCAAAGAAAATGGTGTCACACATTTTGCGATGATTCATGATAGTTTTGGGTGTCATGCGAGTGATATTCCAATGTTAAGTGCATGTCTGCGTGAGGCATTCATTGACCTCTATGTTGCCAATGACCCATTTGAGTTGTTCCGTCTGCAAACTCAAGAGCTGACTGATACAGTCTTACCGATGCCACCAGTAAAGGGGACATTGGATTTAACATCAGTGAGAAATAGTGAGTTTTTCTTTGCATAAACGTATTCACTTTTGAAGTGATTTCAAAGGTTGCACCATAGCTAGTGAAAGGATTTCTATGGCGCAACCACCAACAATAACTCTCATCCACCTTGCTGAGTACCTAACAAAATATGGACATCCCGTCCCAATAGATACTCTTACCAAACTACTTGAAGCAGGTGTGGACATCCAAAAATATCAATAAGGAAGCTATATGGCTCAACACAAAAATATCAAAATCGTAACACCAAAAGCAATATGCGTTTACCCATGGCTCAATAGGCCAGACACTAAGTTTAACGCAGATGGCGAATATAAAGTTACATTAAAAGTAGAAGCGGAAGATGCTGCTCCTCTTATCAAACAATTAGATGAAATCTTAGAGACATACAAAGATACATCTATAAAGCGTGACCCAAAGTTATCACGTTACTCAGTCTCTCAACCATATGAGGAAGAGATGGACGACCAAGGTAATCTTACAGGTTACTATTTGTTTAAGTTTAAACAGAGGGCGAAAATACACACCAATGATGGACGCACAATAGATATGAAAATTGCTATTGTAGATGCGTCTCGCACACCTACTGATGCAATCATTGGAGGTGGGTCAGAAGTAAAGATAGCCGCAAGTGTTTATCCTTATGCAATGTCTACCAATAAGGCTTTTGGCTTATCACTACGTCCACAAGCAATACAAATCTTAAACCTTGTAGAACAAAAGAATGGCAATGTTGTCTCTATGTTTGATGAGGAAGATGGGTTCAAAGCTGAGGCAAAAGCCCCAGTGACTGACAGTTTCACATCAGATGAAATGGATACTGCTGCTGACTTCTAATACGGGCAGGGTATCAACCGCCCGTTCTGCACTACGAGCAAGAGCAATAAAGAATGGATGGAGGTCAGGCTTAGAAGAAAGTCTGGCCTCAGACCTTCATAGCAAAGGCGTAAGTTTTGAGTATGAGGAGCATAGGCTTCCATACAAAGTTCCTAGTCGCATTGCGCATTATACACCAGATTTCTACATCACCACCAAGAGTGGTAAAGTAATCGTAGTAGAAAGTAAGGGTAGGTTTGTGACCGCAGACCGCCAAAAGATGTTGCTCGTAAAAGCGCAGCATCCTCACCTTGATATTCGTATGGTTTTTTCCAACCCGAATACCAAAATTTCAAAACAATCAAAAACAACATATGGCAAATGGTGTCAGAAGCATGGCTTCAAATACGCCAAAGGATTAGTGCCAGAAAGTTGGCTCGATGAATAAGGAAGACGTTAAACACATCGTCGTCCACTGCTCAATAACACCCCCATCTATGGATATAGGTTTAAGAGAAATTGACCGTCTCCATAGAGAACGTGGGTTTTTAGGGTGTGGTTATCATTTCATAATAAGACGTGATGGCACACTGGAGTTTGGACGACCCTTACATAGAGCTGGCGCACATGTTCGCAGAAAAAATAAATTCACTGTGGGTATATGCCTTATCGGAGGTATGCGCCAAGACAACCCAAATCCCGAAATCAATTATACCGACAAGCAGATGGATGTCTTGCGAGAGACAATAGATAAACTAATCGCTGAAGAATTTCCCACTGCTACGGTCAAAGGCCACATTGATTTTGACAAGGGTAAGACCTGCCCAAACTTTGATGCAGGTCATTGGTATGAAGCCGATGAAATCATCCCAACAATTTAAATAACTGGCTCACCATTCGGTGGGCCTTTCATAATTACACCTGACAAATAGGACTAACACCATGACACAAATGGACATCGTAAAAGAACACTTAGAAAACTATGGCAAAATCTCACCACTTGAGGCGCAATCAAATTATAATATTTGGCGTTTAGCTGCAGTCATTCATAAATTAAAAACACTTGGACATGACATCCATAGCACCCTTCGAACTGCACCAAACGGTTCACGCTATGCGGTCTACTCATTTGCTGGATAGCGAAAGCGAATATCTACGCAAAGAACCATGCCCATCGTGCGGTAGCTCTGATGCCAGAGCCATCTATAGCGATGGGCATACTTATTGTTTCTCCTGCACCGCAAGAACCAGAGGTGAGGGAGATGAAAAGCCAAGTGGAACATATATGAACCAAGATTTACTTCCTTTAGGGGAAGCACAAGCCTTACCAAGGCGTGGCATAACTGAAGAAACATGTCGAAAATATGGATATACATTAGGCGACTACCATGGACAGTCCGTACAAATTGCAACGTATCGTGATAGTACAGGCAACCCAGTCGCACAAAAGCTGCGTTTCAAAGATAAACAGTTCAAGTTTATTGGCGATACAAAGAAAGCTGGCCTCTTTGGTCAGCATCTATTTCGCAACAAGGGTGGCAAGATGCTTGTCATTACTGAAGGTGAGATAGACGCACTCTCTATGAGCCAAGTCCAAGGCAATAAGTTTCCTGTCGTAAGCGTTGGAACTGGCGCAGCGGGTGCAAAGAAGGCTGTCGCAAACTCATTAGAGTTCTGTGAGAGCTATGACAGAGTGGTCATATGCTTCGATATGGATGAGGCAGGGCGCAAAGCTGCCCAAGAAGTTGCATCCGTATTGTCTGTTGGAAAGGCATATATAACCACCTTGCCACTGAAAGATGCCAACGAAATGCTCGTTGCAAAAAAGCATGGCGAACTTGTAAACGCCATGTGGGATGCCAAAGTCTATCGCCCTGATGGGATTATAGATGGCAAACATATGTGGGACGAAATCATCAAAGACGATGTTATTCCCTCTATTGATTACCCTTTTCTTAAACTTAACGAGAAAACATTAGGCATGAGGCGAGGTGAGCTTATCTGTATTACTGCAGGTTCTGGGGTCGGCAAGAGCCAAGTGTGTCGTGAGATTAGTTATGAACTCATAAAACGTGGAGAGAGCATTGGTTACATTGCTCTTGAGGAAAACACGAAGCGCACAGCTCTGTCACTCATGGGATTATCCATGAACAAACCACTGCATATTGCCAGAGAAGGCGTGACTGAAGGAGAACTGCGTGTTGCTTTTGACGAAACTGTTGGAAGTGGACGTGTGTTTTTGTATGACCACTTTGGGTCAATGGCGACTGATAACCTGTTAAATCGAATACGCTATTTATCCAAAGCATGTGACGTAGGCTGGGTCGTTTTAGACCATTTATCAATAGTCGTAAGTTCTCAAGAAAATCATGATGAACGCAAG